TCAAGCGATCGCCCGCTTGGTTACCAGTCGCAGCACGACATTGGCGATAGCGACCATGCCCATGATCGCGGCCACGACGCTGTCCTGGTCGAGATTGGCCGGCAACAGTTTGAACGTGCCCAGCACAGCGAACAGTGTCGCAACCACGTTCACCCACACCGTGCGGCTCTCCCACCAATATTTGGTGTCGGTCATCTCAGTCTCCTCGGGGTTTGCCTGCCAATCGTTGGCAGAGCGGAAATCAGGCGATCACGTCCAGCGTACGGTCGCCGCTTGCCCAGATCGCGTCGCGCACCACGCGTGGCAAAATGATGCAGCCGTGGCTGGCGGTTCCGGGGTGCGCGATACTGTCGCCATGGATACGGAAGTCGGACCGCCCGAAGGTTTGGATGCCGGCGTCCGGGAGCAGAACGAGAGTGCAAGGGCCGGTGCTTGGACTGTCGCGCCTTGCCGCGATCGTCCAGCGCCCTTGAGGGATCGGACCGATACCTGCCGCAGCCTGTAATGCCGGATTGTTTTTGCCGCGGCCCGCGCCGCTATAGCCGCGCCAGCTTTTGCCGGCGTGCGTCAGCAACCCGGCGGACTGATGCCAGGTCCACATGGCTCGGCTCCCTTCGATCTGAAATTCTACCCGCGCGTCTTCTGAGCCAGGGTCTTCTAGGCACTGGCCTTGCGTCGCGCTTTCACCCTGGCGACAACCTCGGCTGCTTTTTCCGGGGCGATTTCGATCGCGAGCAACAGGGCGTCGAAATTGCCCTGCACGTTGCGCAGTTCGTGGCGCAGCACCGAAAGCTTGGCGTCGCATAATTGACGCTCTGCAGCCTGCGCTTCCTCGAGCCGCTCGATGCGCGCCTGAAGCTTCTCGACGAGGCCCATCGCGACCTCGTCCGTCTGGCGCCGCCGGCCTTTCCAGTAATCCAGAACGGGGCGGAGGCCGGCACCGATTCCCCCGCCGCCCAAAGCTGCGCCGCACAGCGAGCCCCAGGCCGGGAATGTATCGATCGGGCTCATGAATCCCCCAAACCTGACCACCCGATAGGGGGATCACTATCTTCCGATAAATGGATTTGCCCCTTTGACCCGCGCATTATGGGCTGGGGGCGAAGGAATTAACCATGAAGTTCGTGTCGCGTAGGGTTGAATCCACAACGGTCCCGCTGGCCCCGGCCGGGGAAGGCTTTTCCGGCCTGCTCCGCGATTGGGCTCAGTCGCTCTACGACTTGGCGCACGACCCGTCCCATTGCTCGCGTTGTGGGGTCTACTTGCCTGCCCAGAACCGCATCTGCGACCCGTGCGCCCATGAGGCAGACCGGTTTTCCGATCAGTAGGAATCTGCTGGATTCATAAGGTCCGTCGCGGACATCTTGATGCTTAACTGGTCCTGGTAATGCTGAGCGTACCAGTTGCCGGATAGCGCGCTGTAACTGTCGTGCCACTGCCATCGATGACCGTGTATTTTACCCATCCGCTCTCGATCTCGTTCAAGCCAAAGCCCGTATAAGAAATGGTGGTGGCGCCCAGACCATTGTCCACGAGGCCTAGTTTGGCGCTCGGATCATTCTGGATCGTCAGGCTTTCCGAATAGGGCGCGATGCCGCCCGAATAATCGGACTGGACAATTCCATAGCCCTGTCCTGACAGGTCGCCGCTAGCGCCCGAAACATTGAACGCCACGCCACCGTTCGGCGCGAATTTCACCCAGCAGCTAAGTGGGCCCGAACTCGTAGGCGGAGGCGGCGGCGAATAAGCGGCCGCCAGCATCCCGATTCCGCTCACGACAGGCCGCCGCCGCTCGCGACCCATTCATCGGGGCCGACCTTGAGCAAGGTGCATAAGCCCCGGGCAGCGAGAGTGCGACTGCCGGTCGTAGAGCTCCCGACCAACCGCAGCGTCACGCCAGCGCCCTGCGTGACAGTGATACCGGCCGCGCTGTTGTTGTAGATCGCTACCGTATCACCGATCGCGAAAGCAGCGGTCGCATTAGCCGGTACCGTAACGCCGGCCGTGGTCGAAAGCCCCTGACCAACATCGCCCAGCGAGATCTGATAGCTAGCGCTCTTCGGGGTGAGCGGGATAGCGCGATAGCCGATCGGCCGCGCGGCTCCGCTGCCGTCGATCAGGCTGGATCCGTTGCCCAGGTTGGTGATCGCTCCGGTCACCGCACCGCCCGATTTCGGCAAGGGCGCGTTCGTCCCGGCAAGCCAAGTGGCAACTTGCGCCATAAGCGCGCGAATTGCATCGTTGATACCGCTCGCCGGGCATCCCTCGGCGATATTGATGCCCGCAATATCACTATTATTCGCGGGCGTGACGTCCCAATCCGTCACGGCGGATTTGGCCATGCTCGGTTCCTTCCTGTTGAAATTGTAAGTTCGGGCATCGATGCACGCGTGCACGACGACGAGCGTCGCCAGCGCGATTGCCCGGTGGAGATCAGGGATATCTTCCTGTCAGCGATAAAGCCGTTTGAGTTTTGCGTGTCTTGGAATCAGGGTCTGCCCCAGCCTGTCGCTAATTTTTCGGGAGGGCGGCGCTGTGGGATTGCCATATTCCTTACCGTCAAACTGCACTGTCGCTTGATGCCCCGGCTGCAAGCCCCCGCCCTGAACCCACACGCTGAAGTCAGGCATGCCGTAGTGCTTCGTCGACAAAAGCCTAATCGGAGGCCAGTGCGCGCCGATATCGCCAAGTATTTTATATGACTGGCCGCTTGGGCGCAGTATCAAAGATGAACAGCCGCTGGTTCCGCAAAGATAGCGCCCATCAAGATAGGCGATAATCATATTGGAGCCGGGAATTTTTGCCGCAAAATATCGCACGGTCGTGTCCTTCGGCGTATCGTAGCCGGAAGCATAAGCACGCAGAAATTGTTCCAGTTTTGCGGCATGCTCTATATCTCGCTGCGTTAACGCAGCAGCAGAGGCGGGAGTGCTCATCAGTAGCGAGCCGATCACGAACAGTAGAACGTACCTCGAACCCGCGCCCATTATCCGACCCCTACCCGTTTTTGTTGCCTCAGAAGCAATCCATCAGATCGAAGACGTTTCGTCCATAGTGGCTCGTCGTTCCGATATCGATCGTGCGAGGATCGGATGTGATCCGGGAGCGGCCCTTATTCCCACCTTTGTTATAGGCAGCCGCTATTGCTTGAGTGAGTTGGTCTCTCGTGAAATTCGGGGCCCTGCGAGATAGGATATCGCGATTTTGGGCGAGCATCTTTGCGGCATAGCCGGCCGCAAATGGAATGTCATAGGCTTGTGCCTTCGTGACGCCCGGGCGGTTGGTAAGCTGAAAGACTCCCATCCCAGCCCCCTTGCCGATTTCAGCAATGTTCTTTCCGCCGGTTTCGCGCAATGCAATCGCGGCTAGTAGATGCGGATCGACCGAAAATGGGGCCGTGGCTTCCCGGAATATGGGCATCATTGAAGTTACGCGAGCGACGTCGCTTGGACTCTTATGAGTAACCAGTAGCGCGCTCAGACATCTTTGGCTCAACGGGCCGGGTTGCGGGGCAGCCGTTGAAGCCTGAGACGGCGTCAGCGGTGGATCGTAGCCCAATCGGCCGCGGCCGTTATGTGTTCCAGCTAGGCCATAGTGGTATGACCAGGGCGGGCCTTCTGGCTGCATAGGCTGCAATGGCTCATCCAGAGGTCGCCTCAAAGGGCTGGGCGAAATGGGCGAGGCGCGCGCGGTGGTATTCGCCCCGAACATTCCCATCATAGGGCTCCGTAATTTACGGTCATGTAGCCGTTTAGCATGGGGCCCAGCGCCCAAGGCCGCGTCCCGGCAACCTCCTGTGCCATCACGCCGATACGCGGTGTATCATCCCACAAATAGCGATAGGCGTAGACGCCAAGTCCGTCATGGAGCACTCCAACTTTCGAAATGTCACGTTTGAGGCGGACATCGGAGGGGGCGGTGCCCTTGCCCCCAAGGTTAAGCAGGTTGCCGAAATTCGGGCTGCCGACAAAGCTGGACAATGCGGAGCCGGCGAGGCCGCTCAGCATCTGACCGATATTCCCGTTCGTGGTCTCCACGCTGTTGGTGGCCGAATTGCCATATTTACCCGTGAGCCCATTCACCAGGTTAGCGTAGTTATTGGCCCCGGTATAAGGGATCGAAGCCGCAGCCTGCAGCGCGCTCAAGGCGGGCGTTACGCCGGCATATTGGGCATCGGCAAGGGCGCCGGTCAGGCCCAGCGCCTGCATTATTGAAGACATGCTACCGTTGGCGGCGCCTAGCGCCGTCTGATTGTCCGCGTTGGTCTGGTTTGCCAGTGCTTGTGCGGCGGCAAGCTGTTGCTGCTGGGTCTGATTGTAGAGGCTGCCAAGGTCGCTCGCTGCGCTCCGGGACCGCTCCTGCGCCGCATTATAGCCCGCGTCCGACTGAGCACCGACCTGGGTCATGCGGTTGAGCTGATTGTCGTAATCCTGATAGCGAAGGCGGTTCTCGCTGTCGGCCAGATTGTGGCTCAGCACATCCATATAGGGCGTCGAGAGGCCCGCCCCCATGCCCGCCGCGGCGAAGCGCCGGTTCGCCGCTTTAGTCACCGCATCGTCGGATTGCTGGAGTATCGCGCCCAAGTACGGATTGCCTGCATTCAGATATTGCCCGCCCAGCACGTCGTTGTAATAGCTTGCGCTTTCGGGATTCGCGCGTTGCGCGGCCATGCCTTGGAGCAGTCCCAACGCGGGATTGCCTGATCCCAGCGCCGCCGACTTGAGAATGCTCAATGAGGGGTCATTGGCCGACGCCTGCTGTAAATTCTGATAGGTTGCGGCAGCCGGTCCCCCACCGTTGTAGAGATTGGCCGCAATTGTCTGCGCACCGCCGACGAATCCGTTGCCGTTGGCGACCGAATTGGCGAGACTATTATAGAGTCCATAGGCGCTTTGGCTCATCTGATTCAGGTTGCCTTGATTGCTGTTCAGCAATCCCTGCGCATTGGTCAGTCCTTGTGTAATATAGGGTGCATATTGATCGAGCGGGGTCGAGCTGCTGCTACTCTGTGTCTTGGTCTTGCTCGAGGAAAGTCCCATCAGTCGATTCCTTGTAGGAGTTCAGGGCATACACGCGGCATGAAGCGGCCGCTGGTGGAGCGGGTTTGGTTGAGACGCGTAGAGTCTTACCGGCCGTCGCTTAGGACGATGCGGACCAGTTCAATGATCGGTAGTCGAATAGGTCGGGTGCCGCTCAAGCCGTCGCGGAACAGCGCGCTGAACGCTTATCGACATTGCGGGCGATCCGTCACACGGCGAAGAGGCAGGGTGCTAAAAATCGCGTGTTAAATCTTTCGACGGATCGAGGTCACCTGCATTACGGAGCGGATGGGCTCACAAGGTCTTTGCGTACCGCGAGCTGGTGGGAAGCAAAACCGGCAGGACGCAGCGCGCGCGCCCATCCGGGGCGGCTTTCCACTACAATCCCCAGCGCGCCGATCGCGCAGCCCCAGGCTTCGACCTGTGGGATGATCCGATCACGTATCTCACCTACGTCGCCCGCCGCGACCAGAGCGTGCACGTCATAGGCGCCGGTCGGATAGTTGCGGATCTCCGTAACAGCGGCGGCACGTTCGCTTCGCCAAAATTGCGCATGGCCGGCGAGGATGCGTCCATCCAGCCATTCAGGCGTGTGTAGCCGCGCATCCATCGCCATTGTGAAAGCTGGCCGCCACTTCAAGTATGCGGTCCAGTCGGTCATGATTGAAACACTGACCCTGGTTCAGCAACCGGACCCCGGAAAGTGGACATGCGCCTCAATTTCGCGAAGCCATTACCCTGCCTGGAGCGGTGCGGATGGGCGGATCGCCCCAGAAAGATGCTAAGATGTTCCTCTGGTCTCATACTGTCGCGCCCGCGGCGTCTTTCCAGATTCCGCTCGCATGGTGCCACACCGGTTTGCCCAGTGTCGTGTCGTAATACATCTGCCCGGTGACGGCTTTGACCGGGCGCTCGGCCGTGGTTCCGCATCCTGCCAGCCGGCGTATAAGCCCGTTGGCAGCGTCTCGTGCCTTGCGGTTCCATTCCGCCTGGCTCGGTTCCTTGTCCTTGATCAGCAGGCTCATGGTCGCCCTCCTGCGACCGCGTCCACGTCATAGCCTTGCGCCGAGCTCCACGCCGTCCCTGCCGGAATGGAAAGCGTTACGCGGGTCAGGTTCCAATTCTCGCGGCAGCGGAAGGTGCCGTTGGGCCGCGCTACGGAATAGCTTGTTTCCGTTAGCGCCTCGCTTAGTCGGTTTGCGCCGGCTACGCGTATTGTCGCGCCGACCGCATCGACCAGCGGCCGCACGCCGCGGATCCGGCTACGCGTCCCGGGCACCAGTTCGCGCGTGGCATCGGTAATGGTCGCGGCGATCGGCGGGCCCGAAAGCGTGCCCAGCCGATGCGTCCCATCAAACACCATTACGCCGGGCACTCCGCCACGCAGCGCTGCACTATCCAACACCAACCCGTCAGTGTCGATCGAAGCATAGAGTGTATCTAGATCCTCCAGGCTCGAAGATAGCGACAGGGCCGAGAACAAGAGTTCGCAAGGCAACGTCGCGGTCGTCCAGCGCTCCTGTCCGTAGTTGTACAGGAACAGATTTGTCGTCGGATCGGCCGAGGGGACCGCGACGATGTAGAGTGTGCGGATCGGGTCCACCACCGCGCTCATCGCGCCATAATAGCCCCGGTCAATCAGCGACCGGAACGTGCGGTCCACCTTCTCGTCGCCGATCGGCTGCACGTTCGCTCCGTCGCAGGTCATGAAGCCGCGGTTCGACCAGAAGAAACTGGTTTTTCCCCAGCTGGCGAGGCTCTTCGGTGCCGCACAGCCCGCGTCGGTGACGATTTCATCGAACTGCCACACAATATCGTCGGCTGTGTAGGTCATGCGCAAGATGCGGTCTTCCTGGAACACCAGTCCGTATTCACCGCCGATGACGCCCGTGATGTCGCCGCCGCTTGCCATGTCATACTGTCCCGCCTCGGATGCGCCGCCCGCGGCCCAGTTCGCCGAATTGCCATTATCGGACCAGGCGAGGCGTAGCCCGCTCCCGCCAGCATAGCCTGCCACGACGAAGCCGCGGACCACGCCGAGATAGCGCGCAGTCGGCGCGCTTCCGCCCAGACTAGTCATTGCACTGGGAAAAGCAGGATCGAACTTCTTGATTGGATCCACGCCGTTCGTCGCCAGCATATTGGCGCCGTAAGGGCAAAAACGTACACCCAGATCGCGCGTCCCCGCCATGCCGCTTGCAACGCTCACATAGCCTGCGCTCGAATATGTATAGATGTTGGTTGTTGTCGCGACGAATAGATATGGCGCGTCGGCATGGCGGTATCCGCCCGCACCGATACAGCGGGCTCCCAACATCCCGCTCCTCATGGGTACGAAACCTGCGATCGGACCATAGCCACCCGCGATCGCGACTACCCCGTCCGCTTTCCTCAACCCGTCGTTGGCGAAGGCCGGCTGGTCGGGCAACCAGGTTCCGAAGAAAATCCGCGTCATGGCGTCACCGATTGGGTGAGGCTGCCCTTGAGCCGCATATTGCCCGATGCGTCGATCGATGCGACGTTCACCCCTGCCACCGCGAAATAGTATTTGTTCGCTGTGCGATCGTACGTGATCGTATCCCCGCTATCAAAGGTGATGGTCGGTTTACCCGAAATGATCTGTACAAAAAAACCGGCATCGCCGATCTGGATAAGATTACCTGCATTTATTGACCCCGGGACGCCGACTCCCGTTGTATTGACGTCCAGCCGGGAAGCCCCGCCGACGTTAAAGCTGTAGATATTAGCTGCGCGGTCAAAAGCGAGATTGTCGTTGGCATCGAATTGGATGCGCGGCGATCCCGAAACCATGCCAAGGAGAAAATTGGTATCACCACTTGGGAAAATGAAACCCGTGTTCGATAAACTACCAGCAGCATCCAATTGCATCTTGGGAGTGCCAGCAATGTTGAATGTGTAACTATTGGAAAGACGGTCAAAGGACAAATTATCGCTGGCATCGAACGTAACACGCGGGTTATTCGCTAATGTGAAGGAAAGGCCGAAGTTGGCATCGCCAGAAGCAAGGAGGGCTCCATAAGCGATGAAGTTACCGCTGCCGTCCAGCGTTGCTTTGGTTGCGTTGCCGATCACCCAACTATATGTATTCGCCGATCGGACGAAACTGGTATAGTCGCCGCTGTCGTACAGCACCAAGGGTTGGCTGCCGCCGTTCAATGACAGCCCGAAATTACCATCGCCTATTGTAAGCACGTTGGCTACGAACGTGCCTGCGGCATTCACCGAAAGCTGGGCCGAATTGCTTAGTGCAAAACTGTAGGAGTTGGTGCCCCGGTTGAATGATAGCGTGTCACCGCTATCGAACATGATTGCCGGGTTCGATGACACCAAGGTGCTATAGAAATTCGCGTCGATACTGATTGTTGGCGCATTCAGGCCATTTGCCGTGAGTCCGGAGGCGGCTATATTGCAGGCTGACGATCCAGCGATATCAAACCGGAACATATTCGCGGAGCTTATGATCGAATTTAAGGGAGCGTCCCGACCCCCTAGATAAAAGTCGTTGTCCTCAGTGATTCCGGCAATGCGCGTGACTGTGCCATCGTGCTTTTTTGCAGAGAGGAAGCTATTGTTCTCCAGGGTGCTGGGAAGCGGCGAGATCTGTTCGAGGCCCGTCACTCGGGCCTCGAGTGCCTGGAACGTTGCGGAAGTGCTGAGACGCTGAGCCATTAGCCATCCACCAGGAATTGGCTGGCGTCGGTTGCAGGACCGCCGGCACTGCCACCGAGCCCGGATCCATCCGTAACGGTCGCGCGCATTCGGATCGGCCCCCCTGCACTACGTGCACGTTGGCCGCCTGCGTTTACCTCCGCGACCAGCTCGTCGTACCAGCTCTTCAGCAAAGGCAGGCGCGGGTCGTTCCAACCGCGAAATTCGGCCATGGCCAAGCTAGCGGCCAGGTACAAATCGGGGTGCTTGGCTAACAGCCAATTGGTCGGGTTGGCATCCGAAAGAGCCGGTATTGCCTGCTTGTATACCAGTCGAATCGTGTAGGCGGCATCGGGAGAAGGGGCGATCAACAGGGTCGATCCGCTAATCGCATAAACCTGCGGTTGCCCAACCCGGTTTGAGGGGAACAACAATTGCAGGGTTGCTGGAACCGTCGCTTCCAGCCACGCGCGCGGCGATACGACCAAGGCACATTCGCGCGCTTCCCGGAAGTCCGGCGGCAGATCGATCGAAGGGACGCTGGCATCAAGCATGGTCGTCGCTTCCATCTCCGGCACGTTGAGCAGGCGTGTCAGCCGGCGTTCGGCGAGGCCGATACATTCCGCCGGATTGATGTTCGCGGCGCTATCGTCGAGCCAGGCGAGCAGGCTCGACTGCAATTCCGCATAGGTCTGCGGTTCGGCCATAAGGCCCTCCTTGGTCTGCTTAAATGTGGCTGGCCGGTCGGCGTCGGCGTTTGGACGACGATAGCCGAAGGAGTTACAGGATGATGTTTTTCACCTTGCACCAACGATAGTCGCTTGAGTTCAGTAACTTTTTGACTGCGTCCGCATGGTCTGGATTCCAGGCATTAACGCCATATCGGATCAGCCATTCGTACATCACGCTGGTCGGAATAGAGGCCGCATGCCAAAAATCGGAGCGTCGGTCGAAATCCTCATTCTGAAGCTGCTTGTTCTGGTCGGCGATCTTGCCGTCCGCGACTTCCGTCCGCACCAGAACGCTGTCCGGATCGTCTCCCGAGGCAACATATTTTCGCACGCCGCGAGCGGTGTCTTGGCCAATAAGTTCCCAGTTCGGCATCATCGATCCCTGATGTGGCCTTGCAATCCGCGCGCAGCGCGTGATGTCCGCTTCCATTTATTTGTCGCGGCAGGCCTTTGGGTTTGAAGGGGCGGGTTCAACACCCGCCCCCTCGCGAACTCAGGTGAGGTCAGCAACCACGCCAGATGCGGCCTCGTTCAGGCACTTCAACGCCCACTCGACCGACAGCATCTTCCGGGTGGAAAGCCCGGTCTTGGCCAGGTCCTGTACGCCGAGCGGATCGAGCATGCCGATCTCCCAATATTCGGGGTCGACGATCAGCGCGTCCCTGGTCGAGCAGAACCGGGACGGCACGAACTGCACCTCCCCGAAGTCCGAAACGTAGATGTCCGCGCCGGCAACGATGGTCGCCTTCCTGTTGCCGGTTTCCCGCCGCGCCTGCGCGAGACCCGGGAAGGCCGCCGCAGTCTGCTTCTGTCCGCCGGACGTGATCACCATCTTGGGGTTACCCCCCTTGGCCCATACCGATTGCAGCACTGTCTTGAGCAGCGCCTCGGTATAGGGCCGCTGAGTGCCGTTCGTCGCTGCGTTTACCGTGCTCCCGCTGAAACCTCCGTTGGCGCCGGTCGCGCCCCGGCTCGTGTTGCTCGTCAACCATGCAAGCGCACCGGCCGTCTGGCCAGCCGTGCCCGCGGCTGGCGCAACCGAGGCATAGTTGCCGCACGCCCGCGCCTCCATATCGGTGCGCAACTCGCGGCCCGCCTTCATGATCTCGCGGGCGAGCTCGCTCTTGCGTCCAGCCTTGTTGGTGGCTTCCACCGTGGATGATACTCCCACCACCTTGGTGGAAATCTGGGTGTAGGTCGAAACGCGCGCGGTATTGGCGCGGTTGTCGTTGGCCAGGTCGTCTCCCTGGATCTGGGCATTGTTAGGATTGGCATTGGCAAGGCCGTCGGTCTGCCATTCGGTTTTTGTGGCGGAACACTTGCCCGTCGGTATCGCGTTCAGGAATGGCGTATCATCGGGGAAGAGTTCGGCGATCTTGTTGGAAAGGTCTTCGCGCACGCCGACGCGATTGACGTTCTGGATCGTATTGGTTGGAACAGTCATGATTTATCCTTGAATAAGAGTGAGCCTCCCGGTCAGGGAGGGGAAGTTCAAAGCGTGATGCCCATCTGGTCGAGCATGGCGGCATAAGCTTCGCCCGATCGCTCGGCTTTGGCGCGGGCCCAGGCGGCGTCACGGCTGCGCGCCGTGCGTTCTGCCCGGCCGGGGCTGGTCCCCGGCTTGGCAACCTTCGGCGCGGCGCGCGCGGCTTTCACCGCGTCGGCGCGACCGGCCTGCAACGCGTCATATTTCTCGGCCTTGGCTTTCCAGGCTGCGGCGGCTCTCAACGCTAATATGTCGGTCGCACTCGCTTGGCCCATCAACTCCACCGAATAGCCGAGCTCCGCTCCGACCATTTCGAGGTCGGTAAGCATCGCTTGGCGCCCTGCGGCGTCAGTCCATTCCTCACCCAGGGCCTGCGTCAAAGCCGCATGGTCCTGGGAAAGTTCGTAATGCTGGGCGATCGCCTCACGCTCTTGGGCCTCGGCCTGCGCCTCGGCGGCCGCCTGCGCCATCGCCTGGCGTTGGGCGAGTTGGCCTTCATACCGCGCCTGTTGCCGGTAGAATGCCTGCGGATCGACTGCCAGCAGGCCGGGGTCGGGCCGCTCGGGCTCCGTCTGGAGCGTCAGATATTCCAGATGCTGAGCATAAAGACGCTGCTGATCGGCGAACAGCGCATTGGCTTCGGCCGCGGCATTGCGCCTGGCCTCCGCCGCCGCGGTGGTCGCCATTTGCACCGCACGTTCGCGCTGGGCTTCACGCGCCGCGACCTTCTCCTGAAGCTCTGGCGGAAGCTGTTGGAACAGTTCGGTGGCGTCCTGGCCCCAGGAAACGGGTGGTACGATGGCCGGATCCGACGGTTCGTGCCTGCCGTCCCTGGTCTCGGCGTCGGACAAGTCCGCCGCCTCATCGTCCTCGGCTACTGGCACTTCGGACGAATTCTGCTCCTCCTCCTGTGTGGCGAGGAATTCGGCGAACGCCTCCACGCGCTCGTCGGAAGATGCCGGAAAATCGGTATCTGCGGTTGTGCCGGTGGTCATTGCGTCACCCTTTTGCGGTTATGAGAGAGGCCCCCCGCTCAGGACAGCGAGGTTGGGAGAGTGGGCGGCGGCCGTTAACCGGCTCGCGCCGCTTGCGCCGCCGATCCTGCTTGCCCAAGTGCTGCTTGTGGGCATGATGATCGTGAAAGGAGCCTAATGAACAACCCACGCACGCAGGCGATGCTGACTGCCGCCGCGATGATTCTGATCGCGGTGTTCGTCATGTTCGTGTTGCCGCCTTCGGCAGAGGATTCCGAAAAGGCTTTTCGCCTGGTCATCGCGTGCGCGGCTCTGTTCGCTGCCTTGCTAAAGTGGCGCCGCCCCACGCGGCCCCGACCCGATGAAAAGGACCAGCCTTGA